GCTGGCGTCGCCTGACGCAGCGGATGCGATTGCGGTGACGTTCGCGTTTCCGGTTGCGGCTGCTGAGCCTGTCGGCACTGGTGGGCGCCAGGTGTCCGCGTACGCGGTTCCGACCGTGAATTTCTGGGGGGCAGCATGCCGCGCGTGAGCAAAGAGCAGCAGATGCGAACGGTCCACGGCGAGGCGCTGCGGAAGTTCGACGACATTCAGAGCGCGCTGCGCAATGAGCGCCTGCAGTGTCTGCAGGACAGGCGATTTGCCTCGATCAGCGGTGCGCAGTGGGAAGGTCCGCTGCAGGCGCAGTTCGAGAACCGCCCGAAGATGGAGGTGAACAAGATCGCGCTGGCGGTCACGCGGATCATCAACGAGTACCGCAACAACCGGGTGACGGTCGATTTCATCAGCAAGGACGGCACCAAGCGCACCGACCTGGCCGACGTGTGCAATCGCCTGTACCGCTCCGACGAGCAGGACAGCGCAGCGAACGAGGCGTATGACAACGCCTTCGACGAGGCCGTCACTGGCGGCTTCGGGGCCTGGCGCCTGCGCGCGGTGTACGAAGACGAGTACGACCCCGAGAACGAAAAGCAGCGCATCCGCATCGAGCCGATCTACGACGCCGATTCGAGCGTGTATTTCGACCTGGACGCCAAGCGGCAGGACAAGGCAGACGCGAAGTGCTGCTACGTGCTGACCTCGATTTCGCGCGACGCGTACATGCAGGAGTACGGCGACGACCCGGCATCGTGGCCGAAGGAGGTGTACCAGTCCGAGTTTGATTGGGACACGCCGGATGTGGTGTTCGTGGCCGAGTACTACATGGTCGAAGAGGTGTCGCGCGAGATGCGCGTGTACCAAGCCATTGACGGCAGCGAAGAGCGGTACACGCAGGACGAGTTCGAGGAAGACCCCGACCTGGAGGCGCGGCTCGCGGCCATCGGCAGCGTGGAGATTCGGCGCCGCCGCGTGAAGCAGCGCAAGGTGCGCAAGTACCTCATGTCTGGCGGCAAGATCCTGCGCGACGACGGGTATATCGCCGGCGATCAGATTCCCATCGTGCCGGTGTACGGAAAACGGTGGTTTGTTGACAACATCGAGCGGTGCATGGGCGTGGTTCGCATGGCCAAGGACGCGCAGCGTCTGAAGAACATGCAACTGAGCAAGCTGGCCGAAATCAGCGCGCTGTCCAGCGTCGAAAAGCCAATCATGACGCCGGAGCAGGTTGCCGGCCACCAGGTGATGTGGTCTGACGACAACATCAAGCAGTACCCCTACCTGCTGATCAACCCGGTAACCGGGCCTGATGGCTCGCAACAGATCGCCGGCCCGGTGGCGTACACGAAGTCCGCGGCCGTGCCGCCTGCGATGGCCGCGCTGCTGCAGGTTACCGAGGTGGACATTGCGGACATCCTCGGCAACCAGCAGAACGGGGACAAGATCGTCTCCAACATCTCGGGCAAGGCCGTCGAGATGGTGCAGCAGCGCCTGGACATGCAGGCGTTCCTGTACATGAGCAACTTCGGCAAGGCCGTGCAGCGTGCCGGCGAAATCTGGCTGTCGATGAGCAAAGACGTCTACGTTGAGCCCGGCCGCAAGATGAAGACCGTCGGCCCGCAGGGCGAGATCGAGTCGGTCGAGCTGATGAAGCCGACCATCGTGGAAGGCGAGGTGGTGGCGGCCAACGACCTGAGCCAGGCAAAGTTCGACGTGGTGGCCACGGTCGGCCCGTCGTCGCAGAGCCAGCGCGCGGCTACGGTGCGGGCGGTGCTGGGCATGCTGCAGTTGGTGCAAGACCCGCAGACCCAGCAGGTGCTGCTGGCAATGGCGTTCCAGAACATGGAGGGCGAGGGCATCAGCGATGTGCGCTCGTTCTTCCGCCGGCAGATGGTGATGGCCGGCATCATGAAACCCACCGAGGAAGAAGCGCAGATGCTGCAGGCCGCGCAGCAGAACAAGCAGCCCGACCCGCAGGCGCTGTACCTGCAGGCCGAAGCCGAGAAGGCCATCGCGCAGGCCGAAAAGTCCCGCGCCGATGTGGTTCGCACCGTGGCCGACACCGAACTGGTGAAGGCGAAGACCATTGAAACGCTGGGCCGGCTGGAGATGGACGACCAGAAGGCCGCAGTCGATACCGCCAAAGGCGTGATGGAGGTGCTTCGTGGCCGACCCGTTGCTCAATGACATCCTGCGTCGCGCGGTGTTCGCGCAGGCCGTGCAGGGCCTGCCCACCGGGTTTGCGCCGCAGCCGATCACGTTTGCGCCCGCCGCGGCACCCGCTGGCGCACCTAGCATGGCCGGTGGAATGGCTCGTGGAATGGGAGGCGGTATGAGCGATGTCGAGGTTGGCCCGGGCATGGATGCGATGGGCGGCGGTGGCGGCGTCGGGTTTGGCCCCATCGAGGGAATGCAGACCTTCAGCACGCCATTCGGGCCGATGACGATTGCGGACGTCATCGGCAAGGGCGTTGACCTGCTGGCGCCGATGCCGCTGCAGCTTGGCTCGATGATGCTGACGGGCAAGACCATGGGCTCGCAGATGAAGGGCGCGCTCACGCCGGTCAGCACTGCCACGCCGATTTCGTCGCAGGCGTTTGGCTTGGCCGAGCAGCTTGGCGTCACATCTGTCGGCCCCGGCGATACGTCGGCCATCTCGGACGTCGGCCCTGACGGCTCCATCGGCATCGGCGGCCCCTGATTCGGCGCACCCGCGCCACCGGCAACCGCGCAGCCGTCAATGCGTGAGTGGAGAGCACATGGCAGATACCGACACCGCAGAACTGGAACAGCCCGAACTGGAGGCACCCGAGCCCGAGCAGACGCCCGAAGCCGAGGCGCCGGCCGCAGAGGCAGAGCAGCCGCCGGAAGAGGAAATCGTCGTCCAGATTGGCGACGAGGAGCCCGAGCAGCAGGAGCGCGCGCCCGAGTGGGTGCGAGAACTGCGCCGCCAGCACCGCGAACTGCAGAAGCAGAACCGCGAACTGCAGGCCAAGCTCCAGACCACCGCGCCTGCCCAGCAGGTAACGCTGGGGGCCAAGCCCACGCTGGAATCGGCAGACTACGACACGGCGCGCTACGAGCAGCAACTCGAAGCCTGGTACGCCCGCAAGCGCGAGGTCGAGGCGCAGGAGCGCCAGGCGAAGGAGGCGCAGGAACAGCACACCAGGGCGTGGCAGGAAAAGCTGGAGGGCTACGCCAGGGCCAAAGCCGAACTCAAGGTCAAGGACTTCGATGACTCCGAGGCCGTTGTCCAGCAGGAACTGAACACGGTGCAGCAAGGCGTGATCTTGCAGGGCGCCGACAATCCCGCGCTGGTGGTGTATGCGCTCGGCCGCAATCCGAAGAGGGCCAAGGAACTCGCCGCAATTCAAGACCCGGTGAAATTCGCCTTTGCCGTGGCAAAACTGGAGAAGGACATGAGGGTAACCAATCGCAAGCCGCCGGCACCGGAATCCACCGTGCGCAGCGGTACACCGGCATCGGCCAACGATTCCACGCTGGAGCGTCTGCGGGCAGAGGCTGATCGGACGGGCAATTACTCGAAGGTGGTGCAATACAAGCAGCAGCTTCGGCGCAAACAATCCGCCTGACGGTATTGCACTGACGGCGGAATGTGGTACATTTCCGCCAATCGCAGGATTCGCCCACCTTACGGGCAGTAGCGAGCCACACAAGAGCGGCCGACCGGCTCAGACGGGTTGAGTAGCAAAGCGCGGCGCAAGCCGTACCAAGTCACTCAATCCGTTTTCAGGAGCCACCATGTCCAACGCTTTTTCCAAGGAAGAGCGCGTCGCCTTCGAGGACATCCTCGAAGGTTTCAACGATGCGCTCGTGCTGAGCAAGAACGTCTCCATCTACCGCACCGACGGCAGCATGATGGAGCGCACCAACAACGTCCTCTGGCGGCCGATGCCGTACATCGCGCAGTCGTTCAGCGGCATGGACCAGACGCTGAACTTCACCGACTTCACGCAGCTTTCGGTGCCGGCGACGCTGGGCTTCTCGCGCTCCGTGCCGTGGACCATGGACGCGCTGGAACTGCGCGACGCGCTGCAGGAGGGTCGCCTCGGTGACGCCGCCAAGCAGAAGCTCGCCTCGGACATCAACCTCGCCATCATGAACGTGGCCGCGAACCTGGGTTCGCTGGTCGTCACGCGCACCGGCGCGGCCGGCGACTACGACGACGTGGCCGCCTGCGACACGATCATGAACGAGCAAGGCGTCCAGCAGTTCGACCGCTTCCTGGCGCTGTCCTCGCGGGACTACAACGGCATGGCCGGCAACCTGGCGGTGGCGACTCGCTCCTTCGGCAACCGCATCTCCGACGAGGCCCTGCGCCGCGGCATGGTGGGCATGGTGGCCGGGTTCGAGACGTACAAGTTCGACTACGCCAACCGCATCCGCGCGGCCGGCGCGGGCGGTGACACCACGATGTCCACGCTGACGGCAGCGGGCAACTACTGGGTGCCGAAGGCCACGACCACCGCCGTGACCGGCGAGACGTCCAACGTGGACAACCGCTTCCAGACCATCACGGTCGTGGACACCACGAACTACCGGGCCGGTGACGCCATCACCATTGCCGGGGTGAACGCGGTGCATCACATCACCAAGAGCGACACGGGCGAACTCAAGTCCTTCCGCGTCGTTTCGGTGACCAACGGCACCCAGATGGTCATCACGCCCGCCATCGTCTA